GGACGTGCAGCGATCCGCCGTGCCTTGATTGACAAAATCCACGGTGTCACTCGGCGTGATCGCGACGGCTTTTGTATACTGCGGGTTTGCGATCGACATAGCCTCTCGCCCTTATTCAACCGAACCGGTCCGGTAGTTATAGCCACCGCTCTTCGGACCACCCAACGGCACGCCTCTATCGGGGATGGCATTCGGGATCTGGTCGTTGTTCGCCCAGACTTTGCCCCGCGCGTCACGTGCCTTGTCTCTCGTGGATTGTGATACCGTCTGTCCGAAGGCTGGTGCCAGGAGTTCCGCCATCGTCAAGCGCAAGGCCTGCTGATAACCCGGTGGCAGACTGAACGTGTCGGTGATGATGACGCTCGCCAGCACCGTCCGCATCTCGAGCTCCAACCCGTACGCCGTCGTGGGCACGGGCCAGAGATTGATCTCCCCGTTCGGAAATGTGGGGTTATAAAACAGGTCTGTGGGATGCGCCGTCGCAATCAGCCGACTGCGGACATCCATCCACCACTGATCGTCCCGGATGTTCAGCGGGATCCGCGTCGCAGGCGAGGCGGCGGTGATCGTCAGATTCGCAGCCAAGATCTCGACCGGCCGCGTCGTGACCACAAACGTGCCGGTCGGTCCGATCGTGTGCGGCTGAAGGTTCGGTGTCAGAGTCCTGATGGGACCCACATCGACGCTATAGAGCGCTCGCCCGTCCGCGTTCAACGCATCGAGATACTCGTTGAACACGAACAAGGCGAGATCCATGTCATCGGGACCGATCACATCGCCGGCGCGCGCAACCCGGATCTCTGCGAGCGCCGCCGTCAGAAACTCGCTGATCGTGGGCATCGATTACCCGTGTGGCTTCTTCGCGGGCGTCTCGGGTGCCTTGGGAGCCTTACCCCCCATCGCCGATGACTCGGTCGGCACCTCCACGGACCATCCTTGCGCGATCTGCTCGGCCTCTTCGGTGGCGTTGTTGACCACGACGAACTGCCCGCCCGGCTTGTGCAAATGCTTCGGATATTCCGCGACGGCATTCTTTGGCGCCCCGCCGGTGACGGACTTCGGAGGATCCTGCGCGTTGAAATCAGCCATGATGCGTTCCTTTCATGAGAGAAGCCGCCGATCCAGAGCGGCTCCAATGAGAAGCCAGACCGCGATCAGCGGGAGATAGAGGTGCCGCTCGGCGAGTGGCGCGTCAGCCGCGACGCCTCTCGGGAGGATGAGGCCGACGATCCAGAGCCACGCACACCAGGGGGCCGCCCACCGAGCCCTCCAGCGCCACGCCATTCCCCCGAACACCGCGGTGCCAGCGATGGCGAGATAGGCGGCCACATGGGATGCGGGTTCGTGCTCCACGGAGAATCCGACTGGCCAGACGATCATGGCCAGATAGCGCCACAGCGCAGCCAGGCAGGCCCCAAACGCGAGATCGACCCGCACGGCTGAGAGCATGGGCATGAGGAACCACCACGCCGTAGCGCCGACGACGGCGCCCGCGAATAGGGACGTCCGGCGGGTCCATTGCATCTGAGAGCCGGCCACCAGCGGTGCGACGACGACCAGCGGCATCGCGCTCGCCTTCACCGTCAGCGCCACTCCGAGGCTCAGCAGCCCAAGCGCGATCGACCACCGGCGCCCCGCGAGGATCCCAATGGCCCCGGCCAGCACATAAGCCGTCAGGAGCACTTCTCGGCCCCCGGTGATATAGGCGACGGTGCCCACCTGCAGCGGATGTAACCAGAACAGCAGGAGCACCAGCAGGCTCGCCGGCGACGATAGCCACCGGCGCGCGCACGTCCAGAGCAGTAGCCCGTTCAGGAGATGGAGGACTAGTACGAGCCCGTGGAACGGCCACGGCAGCCCGTCGCCCCACCAATTCGCCAGGGCAAACGGGAACAGCCCGGCTGGCGTCAGAGCCAGCGTGAGCCACGACGGTGACGACTCCCCGTAATCCCAATCGTCATAGATCCAGCCCATCGTCCACACACGGCTGTACGCCGCCAGCGCCAGGATCATCAGCGCCAGGACGCTGAGTTCGCTGCGAGCTCGCAGACGGTTCGAAAGTGACTGCACACTTTGCCTCGCGCGGTCGCCGGCCTCGCCCCGTAGATCAACGCACTCGCCTCACGGAACCGTCCGTGTTGCATCAAGACTTGTGCGCGCGTGGCGGCGATGACATCCATCGCCCACAGGCGCTCGCCCGTCGGCTGCGCCTCAGCCAACACCGCCGCGCGCCGAAGGTCTCGCTCAGCCCCGTCGAGATCGCCCGCTCGGAGCCGTACCAGCGCGAGATTGATCAACGGCCGTGGCATGGACGGCGCCACGTGCGCCGCCTGTGTCCACAGCCGCTCGTCCGACGTCCAGACACCGGTCTGGTGATACGTGAGGCACGCCAGCGCGAGCGCGAGCATGCCCCCGAGCGCTATTGAGCGACGCGACGGCTTCCAGCCGTCCCGTTGCGGGCAATCGGATTGGTCACGCTCACGACGCTCGTCACGTGGTCGCACCACCACGTATCCCCGGTATTGGTGTTGACCCACGGATTGACCCAGACGCTACAGTCCTGGTTTCCAACCACCAACGGCGGGTCCGTTTGCCGGAACCCTCCAAACTGCCCACCCGCCGAACAGGGTCCGGTGATAATCACGGCGCTCGTGGCATGCGGCGCCCGGCCGCGACTGGCGCGCTGGACTGTCATCGTCGTGCTTGAGACCGCCGTGATGCGCATCAACTCCAGATCGACAAACAAACAATGGCCGACGGCCGGCGCCCCCAGCGTTGATCCCGAGCTGGCCGAGGCGGAGGCCAGCACGAGTGTCGTCTGCGTCGCATTGATCGCCCCGTTGAGGGTCGTGCTCGAGAGCACGCCCGCCGCGACCGCCCCGAAGGACGGCCCAGCGGACAGAACCGCCATCACGAGCACCGCGAGACACGATTTTAGGAGCTTCATGGTGATTCGCACTGATTTGACTCCACACAGTTGAAGCGATAAGTCTTTACGCATCAAGCACTTGCTATCGCTACCGCGCACTGTTCGGCCAAGCCAACACCCCGGCCCCACAAACAGTCGAAGCGGTTCGTCATGCGGGAGAGGAGGTTGTCCCACTGCCGAATGAAGCGGATCGCAATCCCGGTGTCGGGATCCTGGTACTGCCGGCAGATTTCGACCGCCTCTGGCTCTTCGAGTTTCATCCCGACGAGGAAGAACGCGCCGGGATAGAGCGCCAAGCCGACCTTGCCGCTTTTGCCGTTCGGGCTGGCTGTGCCGGGCCAGAGCGTCAACGCCGCGCCATTCGCTGGTAAGGCATCGACGTTCTGATAATGCGACCCAGGCGCGAAGATGGGCGGCGCGATCGAGAGTGCCGCCGCACTGGCGACAGCCGTCGCATCGGCTAACACGGTGAACGTCTTGGATCCGGCGGCTGCGGTCGTCGTCGTCGCCCGCGTCATCAAATTGAGTTGGTTGACGTTGGCGATCGAGAACTTGTCGCCCGCCTTGAACGTGTCGCCGGTCGTCGCGGTCACATTCAGCGTCGCGCCCGACTGCGAGGCCCCGTTGACCGTCACCGCACCCGCCCACGTGCCGGCGGTATGCGTGGTCAGTGAATTGGAGCGATACCAATCGAATCCGTCCGCATGTTCCACAAACCCCGTGCGGAACTGCTTCCCGAGCGCTTTCTGGTCGTTGAAGAGCGCAATCGCGCCGGTCTTCACGGCACGATTGACTGCGGGCGAGACGAAGAGTCCGAGATTCTCGTCATCGGTCGGACAACCCATTTCCGTGAGCGCCTGCATAGCCGCCGCCGAGGTGGCGTCGTAGGTGGTCGGGTTGGTCCCGAGCGCGCCCGTCACCATGTTCGCGTTCTGATAGGCGAACTGGGCGAGGTCGGATTCAATCGCCTGCCGGATGTAGGCGATCGCCGGCTTCAGATAGATTTCCGTGACCCGCTCTTCCCCACGCTCCATGTCGAGCGCCTTCTCGATCGATTCCCACTCAAGCGGAATGGTCGCGGTTTGATCCACCGTGATCGTCGTGATCGGACGATCGAAGGCCTGCGGGTTATAGGTCATGTCGTTGCGTTGCACGATGTACCGCTGCGACATGGGGACGGTCAGCGTTTTGCCGATGGCATACTTCTGGGCATACTCGCCGCTGTACTCATCGGAAAAGTACTTCCCGATGGCCAGCGAGTTCTTGAGCAGCGATGTGCCCTTCATCGCCACCCACGAGGCTTTATTGAACGTGTTGGTTGACGGCATGGATCACTCAGGCGCGCCCACGGCGCCGCTGCTCTTTCTCCATCTCAATGCGGTCCCAGGTCGCGAAATCGCCGCGTGCGAAGGCGGCGGCCTGCGGGTCTGTTGACGTACCGACGCGAGAGAGAATGGGCGCGGGCGGCGGGGCCGCAGAAATGGGTGAGGGTGCAGCCGCCGCAGGTTCCGCAGCGACCGCAGGCTGTTCAAGGGCGGCTTCGATCTTGCCGAACTCCTTGACAATCCACTGGATATGCGCCCGCGCGCGCTGCGCAGGGGGCATCGCCGCAATCTCCGGCGGCATGGTGGCGAGCCGTTGCAGCGCGTCAGAGTGCTGCGAGAAGTGCAACAACACCTGCGGGGCAATCGGCGAGTCAAAGACCTGTTCAGCAACTACATTGAGCGGTCCGCTGGCTTCGCCCGGTGCGAGCGCAGCGAACGGCTTGAGGTTGCGAACTTCCGGCGTGAGCTTGTTCACGAACTCCGGATCGGACGCGCGCGCCTGGTCCAGTTGGCCCACGAACTTCTCGACCCGCGCGTGCTGCGCGGTCGTGAGTTGTTCCTGTTCGCTGGACTGCTGGGCTTGGGCCCGCTCCGCGTGGTCCTCGTACCGGACGGCATAACGCGCGTAGGCGCTATACGGCGCGTCCGGAAACCGCTGGAAAAACTGTTCTTCCCCGAGCATCGGCTGCGAGAGGTCAGGCCGGCGCACGGAGTCTTGCCAGGTCTGTGTCGGCTGGGCTTGCGATGGCTGCGCGGGTGCAGGGGGCTGCCGTTCAGGCGGTGCCGGCCGCGTCAGGCTGGCTTCAAGCGCGCGGATACGCTGGTCCTGCTCGGCGATTTTCCGTTCGTAGTTGTTGATTTGCTGCTGACGTTTGGAGACCGCGCGATCGGCTGCGGGCGGCTGTGCGGGTTCCTGGGCCGGCGGCGCGGGTGCCGCAGGCGGTTCCGAGGTCGGTGGAGCGGTCGGAGTGGCCGGTGTCGCGGCGACCCGAGCCAACGGTGTCCCACGGCGTTCGGCGAGGGTTGCTTCCTCGAACGCAGCGAAATCGCCCTTGTCCGATGCGGCGCGCGCGGCGCTGATCGTCTGGGTTGGGGCGGCGGGCGATGCGGGCGCTGTCGGCTCATGCACGTCTGTCACTCCTCCAAAAACGCGGGCCACAAACAAAAAGGCCGGCCCGCTCCTCCCTGCTTCTCCGCAGGTGGAACAGACCGGCCTTGTGTCTGTGAGCCCTTGTTGCTCGTGCGGGGTAGGCCCTACGCCCTCGTCGCGCGACTAGCTAGGCCGCGCCAAGCACGAACACGAACGTTCAGTAACTCTTCTTTCCGCCCTTTTTCTTACCCATGCGCCTCATTGCAAATGGTGTCGGCGTGTTTGTCAACGCTCTCCTGCAGACATTTTCGGCCCGCATCAGTCAACACCCATTCGCCATCAATGCGATCAATGAACCCTTGGACTCTCGCCTGGGTGATCGCATGACTGCTCGCTCTTCCCGAGAGACGTCTCGCTGAGAGGCGTATCGCTAATTGCCCCCCAGTCAGCGGTCCAGCTCGGAGCGTCGACATCACTTGCCGTA